CCCCCATCTCGCCGATCATGCTGTGGAGGTGGGTGACCCATTCAACATAGCTGTCGGTCAAGTGCTGCGGTAGCTGCAAGGCCAACATCAGATACACTTGAAATGCTAGGAAGTCCTCATTTTGTGTGCCGTCAAAAGCAACAAAGTCGTCCTCGTAGCACTGCTTGGCCCAATCCCAGTGCCTCTGGAACCAGCTCTCCTGGTCAGCTAGGGTTAAGCCGTTGAGTAGCATGATATGTTCAGGTAGGGCTGTCCTAATGGCCCGGTAAATGTACCTGGACATTCCTCCGAAACGGGCGTTGATTAGAGTCTGGAATCCAGTGATCATCTGGCCTTTCTTTGCCTTGGCGAAGGCGGTTCCCGGTTTGGTCACCTGTTGGCCTTTGAGGAAGACCTCCGCCTTACCAGGGGACAGGCTAGGGTCACTACGGTAGGCAATGTTTTTGAGGGCCTTGGGACCTTTGTCCAGGTATGAATCTAGGTCCTCATCCATGCATTCATCGTAGACATCTTGGTTGAAGGTGGGGTACTGCGGGCAATATACATAGTTGAAGGCTGAGAAGAGCGCGTGCCCTCCGCCCAGGTAATGAGGCATCGGGGGGCGTGGGGGAACATGCCTCTCTTTAAAAGTCCAAGCCTCGGTGGCTTTGTCATTGCGTCGATGTCGGATGAATATAGCAGTAGCAGGGTCGGTGTCGTCAACCTGCTTTGTGAATTCCCCCCGCACTTTCACCTCGCGCCCAAAGATCCTAGTATGGAAGAGTGTTTCAACGACGTCAGCCACTACTTCCTTGTTTGAGCAGATCTCATGTGTGTTCCAACCCAGCGCTGGTGGAAAGAGCTCAAAAGGAAGAGGGGTGCCTCGAGGGGGGGGGAGCAGACCAGCACGAGTCTTTTCTCCGGTATAAGCCAGCTGATAGCTCAGCCAGAGCCACGGGAGTAAAGCGAAGTAGACCGCTCGAGCCGACCAGGACCTTCTGGCACGTCCGGGTGCCCATTTATCTCCAGCTGGGGAGTGCCTGCCCCGTGGTACTCTGATCCCCTTGACTTCCCGGGAGATCTTATCGTTCCAGCCGTTACCCGACTGCCCACGGAACAGGAGATCGGAAAGAGGGGGGGGCTCTTTTCCAGGGAGTCGAGTAGGGTCCACCAGCTGCCTAGGGGTGTGTCTGATTCGATGCTCCCGTACGGCGACTGTGAAGTCGTCCCACCCGTATTCGGGGGCTCTGATTAGTGCTCGAAGGATTCGCGAAGAAGGCCTAAGTCTTTCAGCAGCTTTATGGGGTAAGTTAATGTAAAAGTCACCCCTGGACCTGTAGAGCGCCGTGTATATAGCCCTGTCATCAGCCTTCTCCAAGAACTTGTCCACCAGGAGCTCCGCTTTGGGCAGGGAGGAACCCTGGCTGGTGTGTGGGGTGTAGGCGCGCCGGCCCAGGCTAGCGAAGGTGCGTACCGCTCCAGGTGTTGAGGTTATTATTGGGCCATTATAAGCAGCCCCGAACCTAAAGTCCCCCTCCCCGGTGGCCTCAGTTTCCACTCCCAAACGGTCAGCGGTTCCAACAGCCAGTCTCCGGTTCCTCCTAAGGTAGTTGCAAGCGGCCGGGCCTAGCAGCTCCAATGTTGGCCTGGCGGTGTGCCAGCCTGGCACGGAAGAAGGCATCAGCGAGATATTCTGAGCCAACTCCCCATTGAAGAAGACGTGTTCGATGGAAGGGTTGAGGAGAAGCATCAGGTCAAAGACAGGTGGGAGGAGCCCGCAGTCGTCCAGTAATACGGTTCTTGGGAGCCGTTGGCTGAGTGCGACCTCCCAGGTCTTGACCTTGTACCCATGTCCAGTGGGGAGGGAGATAGCAGAGACCACTTCCGCCCTTAACTCGTCTGTGGGTACCACCACGCACCAGTCCTCATCACCGGGGTGAGCCTGGATATATGACTCGAGTATCTTCTGAAAGCCATACGATTTTCCCGTGCCGCCTTCTCCCAATATACCGGACAAGCGGATGGGTCTCCTCGAGGAGGGCGGAGGGGAAACCAGGAGGCTGTCCCACTTATTGAGTAGCTCATCGCTCTTAACAGCAAACGAGCCAATATATTTCCCCTGGAACGCCTTCAAGCTGGTTTTTGCCCTGGCGATACTAATTTGATACTTGATAGAGTAAGACCGGCACAAGAGGTGCCAATTAGCTGCGAGGGGCGAGGCGGAGAACACTGCTGTGAGCTTCTTTATGTTGGTTGGAGGGCGCCAGCCACGGAGGTCGGCACTCCAATGATTATCCTCATGCCTCAAGTGTATGACCTTCCCCACTCTCCTCTGTTTGGTGCAGGAGTAGGTGCTGGTGCCCAG